ACCCCAACGGCGCGCCGTTCATCGCCGACCTGCTGGCCGGATCCATGGACTGGCCGAAATCCAAAGAGGTGGCCGAGCGCCTCAATATGCTGTTGCCTCCCGAGGTACGTGCCGCCGGCAACCCGCAGGCCCAGGCGCAGTTGCAACAGCAGCAGGCCATGCAGGCGCAGCAGCCGAATCCGCAGGTGCAGGCCGAACAAATCCAATCCCAGGCGCAGGTAGCTGCTGCTCAGGCCACCATCAAGAAGGCCGAACTCGAGCTGCAGGGGAAGGAGATGGAGCTGCACGGCAAGGCCGCCGACGCCGCCCGCAAAATCGTAGCACTCAGGCCGCAGCCCCAGGCGATGCCGGGAGCCGTAGGCCAGACCATGCCCTCACCGGTGGGGCCGTTCGCCGGGTAAAATACGCCAAGGAGCGAGACCATGTCCGAAGACACCGAGATCATCAGCCCCGACGCCGAGGCGCAAACGGCGGAATCCGACGAGCAGCAGGGGGAAACGTCGGCCCCCGAAAAAGAGGCCCAAACCCAAGAAGGGCTGGGAGAAGGCGAAGACCAGGACGAAGAAGGCGATGGCGAGAAAAAGCCCAAGCCGGACCCGGTGCAGAAGCGGATCAATGAGATCACGCGCGCCCGTCGCGAGGCCGAAGCCCGCGCGGCCAGCCTGGAAAAGTTGGTCCTGAATCTGGCGCATGGCCAGCAGCAGGGAGCGCAGGCGTCGTCCCAGGCCGCCCCGGAGCAGCAGGAAGAGCAGCCGCCCAAGGAAAGCGACTTCCAGGACTACGCGGCCTACCAGCGCGCGCACATGCTGTTCGAGGCGCGCCAGGCCGCCAGAGCCGAGTTCCACGCCGAGCGCGAGCGGGCCCAGGCCGGCAGCCAGCAGGCCGAACAATCCCGCCAGCAGCAGGAGAGCCAACAGCGTGCCGGGAAGATGATTGAGAGCGGCCGCGCCGCGTTCGACGACTTCGACGACGTGGTCATGGGGCCTGCCGTGCGCATCACCCCCGTCATGGCCGACGCCATGGCCATGGACGCCAAGATTGGCTCTTCCGTCGCCTACTACCTGGGCAAGGCACCCGAGGAGTCGGTGCGCATCGCCGCGCTGCCCCCGGTGCAACAGATCATGGAGATCGGACGCCTGGCGGAGAAGATCAGCGCCAGTGCCAACAAGAACAAAATCACCAAAGCCCCGCCGCCGGCCAAGCCGGTGAGCGGACGTTCCAGGACTGTCGCAGACGAATCTAAGCTGTCCGATGACGCGTGGATGAGAAAGCGTCGGGCCGGGAAATAAGGGAAATACAGAATGGGCAACACCATCCTGACACACCAGATGGTCGCTCGGGAGTCCGCCGCGATGCTTCTGGAGTATCTGGGCTTCATCTCGAACATCAACCGGAACCGTCAGAAGGAATTCGGCGAAGACGTCAATGGCTTCACCAAGGGAAGCACCGTCAAGGTTAAGGTTCCTCCGGCCGTCAAGGTTTTTGATGGAGCGGTCTTCGCTGGCGGCGGCGCTGCCCCTGACCTTGCCGAGACCTACGTCAACCTGACCATCACAACCCAGAAGCATGTCCCGTTGCGCCTCACCTCCCTGGAAAAAGCCCTCTCCATGACCGACTACAAGGAAAGGTTCCTGAAGCCGGCCATCTCCACGCTCGCCAGCGTCGTGCAGGCCGACTTCCTGACCAAGGCCTACAAGTTGATCCCCAACGTCATTGGCACGGCTGGGACCATCCCGAGCACCAGCAAGACCTATCAGCAGGCCAGGGCAGCTTTGGAGCGGCATCTTGCTCCCTCCGACCCGCGCTACTGCCTGTTTTCATCGGACGCCAACACCGAACTGGTGGACGCCACCAAAGTGCTTTTCCAGCCGACGAAGACCCTGACGGACGCCTTCCTGGAGGGCTACGTTGGCAAGCTCGCTGGCCTGGAGTTTTTCGAGTGCCAGTCCATGCCGATCCACACCAACGGCAACAAGGTCGCCAGCGTCACCACCAGCGGGACACAGGCCGCCGGCACGACCCTGAACATCAAGGCCGTGGCCAACGCCGACACGTTCAAGGCTGGCACCGTCTTCACCATCGCCGGGATCTACGAGGTCCATCCTCTGACCGGAGCCACTTTGCCCAACCTTCGGCAGTTCGTGGTTACCGCCGATGCGACCATGACCGGAACGACTGGTTCTCTCAGCATCTATCCGGCCATGAACGCCACGGCTCCGGGCGCGACCATCTCGGCGCTTCCGGCCGACGGCACGGCCATCACCTTCGTGGGAGCAGCCAGCACCGGCTATCGCCAGAATATCGTCTGGCAGCGCGATGCGTTCGCCACGGCCTTCGTGCCGCTCAAGGTCATCGCTGGATGCGATGGCTACACCTACAGCACAGACGAGTTCGCCGTCCGCGTGATGACCGGTGGCGATTTTGCCAATGACGCGGAGAACACCCGCATCGACGTGCTCTACGCCGATCCGGTGGCGGTCCGTCCTGATCATGCGGTGCGTGTCACGGAATAACAGTCAGCCGGGGAGAGAGGATTGCACCTCTCTCCCCATCGCGAGGAACACATGGGCGTCCTTCTCAGAGACCATCGATTCGGAGTCATCCAGATGTCGCTGGACGTGGCTTCCGTCGCCGCGAACACCACTGCCGAACAGACGTTCACTGTCCCCGGCCTCAAGGTCGGAGACGTGGTTTTCGTTTGCAAGCCGAGCCTGTCTGCCGGCTTGAACATCGCCAACTGCCGCGCGAGCGCGGCTGATACCCTGGCTATCAGCTTCGGGAATCATACGGGGTCTCCTATCGACCCAGGGGCCGAGGTCTATTTGGTCTTCTGGCTGCGTCCCGAGGCTCTGGACAACTCCGTACGAGCGTAACATGGCCACGGCTCGCCGCATCATCTCCCGCGCGTTGCGTCTCATTCAGGTCCTGGCGGCCGGGGAGACTCCCCGTGCGGCCGAGGCCGCCGACTCCCTGGAGGCGCTCAACGACATGTTGGCGTCGTGGTCGGCGTCCAACTTGATCGTGCCGTGCATGGTCAAGGAGGCCATGACGCTGGCGGCCGGGCCGGCCCGTGTGTTCCTGACCACTCGCCCCATGCGCATCGTCGGGGCCTGGATCAACGACGGGGCGCGCGATCTGCCCATGGCCATCATCAGCCAGGCAGATTATCTCGGCATCGGCGACAAGTCCTTCCAGGGACTTCCGGCGTCCCTCTTCTACGACGACGGTCGTCCGACCCCATCCATCTACCTCTACCCTGTCCCGGACAGGGCCTATGTGCTCACGCTGCAGCGCTGGGACCCCCTGACGCAGATCGGCGCGTTGGACGACGAGATCGACCTCCCGGACGAATACCGCGAGGCCCTGGCGACGAACCTGGCCGTGCGGCTGGCCCCGGAGTTCGGCACGTCCGTGTCTGGAGAGGTGACGGCCATGGCGTCCACGTCTCTGGATCTGCTGCGCGGCCTGCACGCGCAGCCCGTGGCCACGCTGTCCGCCGGCATCCAGAGCACGACCCGGCGCTATGCTGACGGCATCGGAACCGATTCCATGGCCCTTTTCAGGAGCGGGTTGCTGTGAACATCCCCTTTGTCGGCCCGGCCTACAAGAGTCGCTCGACGCCCTGGAGTGCCCAGGAGTGCGTCAACCTTTTTCTGGAGTCCGCGGGACCTGGTGCGAAGACGCCGGCTGCGCTGCTCGGGACTCCGGGCATGTCGGAGTTTGCCACGCTGGCAGCCGCCGGCGGCGAGGTTCGCGGCCTGTGGCCGGCATCCGACGGGAACCTCTACGCCATCTGCGACGACACGATGCACAGGGTCACGCCGGCCGGGATAACCACCTCTCTCGGGACGCTCGAGACGGATTCCGGGCCCGTGTCCATGGGCGACAACGGCGTGCAGGTGTTCGCCGTGGACAACCCCGACGGCTACGTCTGCTACGTCTCCAATGCGGCGTTCTCGAAGATTTCCAACGCCAATTGGGCCGGCGCGGCCATGATGGATTGCCTGGACGGCTACGGCGTCGGCATCACCCCGGACAGCGGACAGTTTTGGGTCACGAACCTGTACGACTACTCCACCATGTTTTCGGCCCTGGACTTCGCCACGGCCGAGGCCAACCCGGATAAACTGGTGG